CGCGCTCGTTGGGGTGACAGAAACAGACATCAACTCAGCGCCCTCGGTGTTCTGCGGGATCGTGTCGTCGACTGGAATCGACACCGTGGACGCTACGACGGTCGTTGATGTGGCTGCCCAAAAGCCGGCAACCTTTCCCGCGGATGCCGTGGCCGGAACCCACGCCGTCCCGTTCCATTGGGCGATCTGTCCAGTCGTCGCCCCGCTCTGCGTGAGGTTGGAAAGCGTGTGGGTGTGCGCGGCAGGCGTGAACGTCGCGGGAATGTCCTCGATGTCTTCAAGGTAACTGATGACGGCCGGCACCCACTCTGTTCCATCCCACTTGTAATAGTTCCCAGTCGCGGCCCCATTTTGCGCCAGCGTCGTCGCGTTGCTGCCTGCGGACGCCGTGACAGGCCCAGTTAACGCTGCGCGTCGCAACTGCCCGCCGTGAAACTCTAGCCCGCCGTCGACGCTGATTTCCTGAACATCGCCAGCGGTCCCGGTGTGGCGGCCTAGGAGTTTGGTTGCGCCAACCTCGAAGAGTTTTCCGGCCGTGATTGCGCGCCCGTCTACGGTCCAGACGGTGCCGCTACCGCTGACGGTTACGTCGCCCTTGTCGCCGTCTGTGATGCCACCGCCGTCCCCGGTGTTGACCTGACCCACCACCTTCTCCGTCTGAATGGAGATTGCCGCGCCTGAGTAGGTCGTGCTCGTCGTGCTATCAACAACGGTCAGTGTGATGTCGTAGATCATGGGCTGACGGGAGCGCGGTTGACGATGACGCGGAATGTGTCCGTGTGGAATGGGCCGTTTGCCCCGGCGGTAACGCTGAAGTTTTCGTAATACGTGCCCACGGCGAAATCGTCGGTTGCCGTGCTTGGAACCGTCATCACGATGGTTCCGTTTCCGTCGTCGTCCAGCGAAACGGAGCCTGCGGAATAGGTGTGAATTAGCGCGCCTGTCTGCGTCCGGATTGCGCCTTGGGCGGTTGCGCCGGCCCAGCTCACGGCGGTAGACGCGGGCAGGTAGATGCGCACGACGTGCTGCTCCCCGATGTTTACGAAGTGCTTCGTTCCGGACAACTCGCGGCCCTCGAAGGTGGTGATGGGCTGGCTCATTTCTGGATGATTTGAGTGTTACCAGTGCGGCCCTGAAACTGGCGACCCATCTGGTTGACGCCGGTGCTTCCAAGCCCAGCGATGAATCCGGCAACGGCATGCATAACGGACCACCCGGCGAGAGCGGGGACGATGATCGCGCCAGCGACAGCTACAAGCGTCGGGATCAGATAGTCCGGGAAATGCCGCCACGTTTTGGCGAGTCCACCTAGCCCGAGGCATGCGGCGGTCGCGGTTGGAATGGCTTGGTCAAGTGTCATGCTACAGGCCCTCCAACGCCAGGATCGCCGGCAATGGTGTCAGCCGGCCACATGCGCGGAATCTTGATTGTCGGCGGAAGAGTCCCCGGAGGAGGCGGAATGGGCGGCGGTCGTTGGATGCGGATACGCTTCCCGAGGCTGTCGGCGCGAGTCGCCTGCGACAGCGTGAGAGCGACGCCTCGGCACGTCATTTCACCAAACGCGCAAAGCTCTTCCCACTCTACGTCCGTCAATGCTGTCAAGTTACTACTCATGGTTATTGGGGCCAGCCTTCGACGTTTTGTTTACCGCTCTTCCTCTGCAATTCCCGGATCATCACCCGATGCTCTCGAAGCTCCGCGCTGTGCTCGTGCAACACCTCGCGATCCTTTCCCATGTCCTCCCTAAGCGCCTTCACCTCGTAGCTGATGGTGTCGAACTTGCTCAGCGCGGTATCCGCTTTCCCGTCCAGTCGGACAATGAACACGAGGGCGGAAACCAGCGCCAGCACGCTGACGCCTGAAAGTGTAAGACGGAACCCGTCGGATCGAATCATTGTGCCCATGGTTACCTGTAGATTGCAGTTGGAACTACGGTGATTCTATTGGTTCCGCCAACCTGATGCACCTCCCACATTGCGCGCACGTAGTTGGTGGAGCCAGTGCCGCCGGCAACGGTAAATGTTGACCCGGTCGGCGAGTACGCAAGCGATGGCAATGTGACGGTGCGGGTCGACGTGTCCGGGTAGATGTCTAATGAGCCGCGCTGGCCGGGACTTGGGTTCGTCCATGCAAGTGTCGTGTCTCCCGTCAACGCCACACGATGCCTAACGGGAATTTCAGACGAGTTCGGGATTGTAGTTGTTGCCCCGTAAGTAAGATCCCTAGCTGCACTACTGAATGCATCAAGAAAATGAGACATACCAGATGCAGGCGTAATGAGATTCTGTGATACAAGCGTCGTTAAAGTCACAGTTGAACCACCAGAACCGTTATTATTGATGGCGCGGAAGAAACTAGTCGGATTGCTTCCTAGCTTACTAGCTACATGCACGACATTGTTACCCACAATGCACATACCAGCGCCACTCGACCCACTGGTATAGTTGGCATACACCATCTCGGCACCAACGGTAGAGGCTAATTCGTCAGGAATAAACTGATTACCGTTGACATGCAATGAAGCGATGTTTTCGAGGATAACTGCACGGCCATCATACCCGCCAATCGTGTTACCATTGATACGGACGGTAGCGCCAGCGGTTGAACCACTCAAGGTTACACGGATGTGTTCGGTGCCACCAACGCCAGAACCTGGTGTCAGGATCCGCATTGGCATCGTGTTATTGAGGATTTCGTGGCGGCTGGACGTGGAGGATGCGCTGATGACGATGGTCGAGCCTTCGCCGTTCACGAATCGGTTACCCTCGATCAGGTTGGTAAGCCCGCGACTTGCAAGCACGCCAACGTGGTTTCGGCCTAGGCCGGAATATAGACCTCGAAGCCAACCAGAAATCACGTTGTTACGGACTCGCAGGACTAACGTGTCAAAGCTCGCCCCGTCTCCATAGATCGCGCCGCCATCGGTGCCGGTGATGGTGTTGCCTTCTATGGTTACATCGTCCGTGTTTCCGTATGATCCCCATTGTAGGTGAATGCCAACCCCTCGCGGGGTTGCGCCACCAACGGAGTCAATGACGTTCGTGATGGTGTTGCCGCGCACCGAGACGAGCCCGCAGTTTGCTAGGCCGATGGCCTTGGCGCGAGAGTTGGCGATGGTGTTGCCTTCGACGGCTATGTCGTGCGCATGCTGGATGATGATTCCGCCGCTATACACAGAGTTGTGCGTCGTTGCGGTTCCAGCGTTCGGCCCAATCTGGACGGCTCCCAGTTGGTTCGCGCCGTCAATGACATTGCCGTAAATACGGATGCGCCTAAGTTCGCGGCTGGTCGCAGCTTCAAGCACGCCGATGTACATGCCATTCGCGCCAACCGGCTTGATTAGATTGCCGGTAATCAGCACGTCGGAAATGGTGGTGTTTGTCGTCGAACTTTCGGAACCAAGGCGAATGCCCGACGGAATGTTGGTGGCGTTTGGCGCATACGGTCTCAGGATGTTGTGCGCGACGAGAAAATTGGTGCTAACCTGGCCGGCAGAGAATTGCGTGAACGCGATGCAATCGTCCGTGGATTCAATGTCGCACCCAATGACGGATACATTGCGGCTATTGCCGATGTGGATCCCGTCCGCGTTCGCGCCCCAGCGACTCGGGAGCGTGTCATTGTTGCCGTGCGTCTGATTGATGTGCAGGTCGCGGATATACGCGTTGTCGGAATTGCGAACGTAGAGCGCGAAGCTGCCGAATGCCTCAAGCCGGATGCCGCGAACCGTGACGTTGGTAGCGTTATCAATCCAGATGCCAACTTGCTTGCCGTAGTTGTTGGTTGAAGCCGTGGTCTGGTTGGTGGCGTTGCCGTGGATCGTGCCCGTGCCGATGATGGAGAAATTGTTGTAGGTGCCCGAGTCTGCGAAATGAAAAAGGGATGGGTGTGTCGTGTTCCACGTCGCGGTTGCCGGAACTTGGATTGTGCCGTGCAACTCCAAAGTGAGGTTTGTCACGGCGGCATTCGGCCGAATGCTGTTCGGCCCAACGTAGACGGTTGACCCGCTGTTCGGCAAAACTAGATGCCCACCAGAAGCCGCCCACGTAATCGCGCCCTGAATGCGTGCCGCGTTGTTGCTTGCTTCGGAAGTGCTGCCGGACCTGACGCCGAATTGAAACAGGGACACAGGTCTATCAAGTAGGACCCAGGACCCGGTTCCGTTGCTGATTCTGCCGCCGTACGCGTTTGTCGAAGCGGTGGAGTTGACCCAGTAGTAAACGCCGCCGCCTCCGTCTCCGGCAGACGTATAGCCAAGAGTGCGGACAGATTTCGACGTTCGGCCGGACATGGCCAGCATGTCAGCAACCGTTGAAACTGATTCGACAGCGTCGGAAAATTCGGTTGAACCGTCGTCTTCGTCCGTCAGCTTCAAAACTTGGCCAACGGTTGCGGTTCCTGCGTACACGGCTGGGCTTATCACGTGCAGGTTGGTGATTGCGCGGATTGTCGTGTCTCCGCCGTCGAGGTACGCGGATGCGACGCCGTATAGATTGAGGGTGCTTGAATCCAGCGTTAGAGTGGCGATGTCCTCAAACTCCACGTCATTCGTCAGGTTGCCTTCAAACGTCAGCTTGTTCGTGATCGTGATCTCATGGTTCAGGCTGATGTTTGTCCCGCTCGTGACAAAGGCGTTAGTGGAGAACCGGAACGCGTTCGTGGTGCCGACTTGATTGGTGTAGATGACGGCCCAGAGCGTGGCGAAGTTGGTGTTGACCTTGTTGAACGCCGTCCGCGCTGAGTCGCCGGTGCCGTCGTTCGCGGTCGCTCCGACGTTGACGATGCTGCGCGTCTGGCCAAGCAGCGCCAGCGGGAGGAGGAAGAGGAGGAGGAAACGCATAGTGAAAAGGCCGGTCCACTTTCGCAGACCGGCCCGTGACCCATGAACAAGTGACCCGTGGCCGGAGAAGGTGGGTTAGAACAAGAGGCGAATGCCGACGGTGATCGCGGTCTGATCCCCGGTCGTTGAGCTCATTGCGATGTTGGCGCGCACGTAGCGCTTCACGTCCGATGGCAAGCGCCAGTTGCGCGTGGTGGCGGCGGTCGCATTGGACGCGCCGGTCAGGACCAAGGTGGCGCACTGCTCGACCGCGGCGAAGGCCGAGTTGTCATCGCTGTCCTGGATCGTGATCGTGATCGTCTGGCCGGTCGCCGTGGTCGTGGCGGGCACGGCAATCTGAAGCTCGAAGTGCTCCGGCAGCGCGTCTGGAACAACCTGCTTCAAGTCGAACGCCGTCGAAGCGGCGGTGGTGTTCTGGGCGGGCAGCGCACGGCTGACGTCCAGCAAAAGGTCGCGGAGAGTTTTTGGCATATCGTTGGCGAGTTGTCCGAATTAGGCGTTGGTGGCGTCGGTGTCGGGAATGAACTGCGATTCGATAATGGGGATGCCCTGGAACTGCGTAGGCCACGGGGCCACGTTCTCGAACGTCCCGTTCGGCTTCCCGACCGGGCCAGAGTTCAGCACGATGGTGCGCGAGACCTGAAGCTGGCGGATGGACCGGCTGGATGCGAAGAACGCGTCCGGCTTGTGGCGAGGCGGGAACTTGGACCAAAGCTCCGCGAGCAGCGCGTCAGTGAGGCCCTTACCGGATTCCGCGGTGAGGTTGTAGATACGGCCGATGTCCTTGATCGAGCCGATCTGAAGGCCAACCCATCCAGTCAGTGCAGCAACGCGACCGTCGACTTGACCAGAACCGGAAGCCGGGGCGAAGAACTCATCCCGGAACGGGGACATGGCCAGCGTGGTGTTGCCGCCGAAAACCAAGTGGACGTGCTTGAGTCCCAGCTTCGCGGCGTAGACCGAGGACATGGTGCCGGAAGAGGTGCCGGCAGCGTTGACGACCTGCGTCGAAGTGCCAGCGGTCGCCGTGTGCGGCGTCATCGCTTGCAGGCCAACGAAGCCCTTGGCGTCGGCGCTGACGCCGCGGAAGAACTGAGTGGCGACACGCTCCAAAGCGTCCTGATACGCGGCTTCGGCGTGATCCATCTCGATGTCCGCCAGCGCGCCGCCGGTCTGCATCGCAATGGCCTTGTCGACCGTGATCGCAGAACCCAGAACATAGAGTCCGGTTTCGCGAAGCTCGAAGGTGGAGCCGCTGGAAACCACGCCGCCGTTCACGTCGCGGAACGCCGTGGTGGGGCGACCCGTGCGAACGAGCGTCTTGTAGTTGTAGCCCTGGATGACGCGGCTCGGGATGACTTGCATCTCCGGAGCCTCGCGAAGCACTTCGTCAATGATTCCAACTTCGGCAGAGCCGTTGTGGATCTTGGCGAGATCGAGAATGGAGTAGGACATGATTGGTTGTCGGTTTGCGGTTGGTTACGTTGTTACCGGCGAGCCTGCCCAGTGACGCCCATTCCGCGGGCGTGATACCACTTGGCCAGCGCAGTCCCGGAAAGGTTGGCGGGCGGAGTCTCGGACTTAGGGCCGGCACTGTCGGAAGCGAACGAGGCGGGAGCGTGTCCAACGCCAGCGAGGACAGCGGCGGCTTGCGCGCTCGGGCTGGCCTTCAGCTTGTCGGCATCGGCCTTGGCTTCGGCGGCGGCAGCTTCGGCAGTAGCCTTGGCGGTCAGCGCGGCGGAGGCGTCGGTCTTGGCCTGATTGAGATCGGTGGTGATCGCGGCCAGCGAAGCGTTCAGCGTGTCGCGCTCAGTCGTCAGCGCGGACACCTTGGAGGCGAGAGAGTCGCGCTCAGAGGTAAGCGCGGAAATGTTCGCGGCGTGCTTCTCCGCGGTTTGCAGCCACGCCTCCAACCGCCCGAAGAGCGTGGTAGCAGAGGCCATGAATGTTGGAAGGTTCATCCAACATGTGGCCAAACTAGGACCCGCTAAGTCATTTTAAGGCTGCTGGCGTGCGTTTGGTGTGGGTTCTGGTGATTTTGTCCGGCAAGCCAAGCTTTGCCTTCATGTCGACCGAAAACCTACTTACGGAGCGAACGTCAAAACCTGTTATGTCCGCGATGTGGGAAAGGGATAGGATGCGCTCGTGGCCTGGGATCCGAAGCAGGTATAGCGCGACCAAGATCCTCGCCCTCGCATGGTCAGCGCACCGGATTGTCGACTTCCCCCGCGGCATCAGAACCGTCTGCATGGCCAGCGTCAGGACCCCCCGCATGAACGCCTCCTTCTCGTTGCTTCTTGGGTCGTCCTCGCTTGGGCCGCTCACCGCTGCCTCGATCGCTTCCCAGTCCGGTTCCGTCGTTGGTTCTTGCATGTTTGGATTCCTTGAACTCTTCGCTGCATAACGCGAGGGATGCGCCTACAGCGTCCCAAATTTTCCGTATCTCTGCCCTGACTTCGTGAAGGTCTTTGCCGACTATACGCGGCGGGTCTTGTGACTCTGACGTGGTGCGGATGCTGGCCAGCCTGGAGGCGATGCGACCGAATGCGGCGACAACGGAGTCGCGGCGAATGAGGACGCCCTCCTTGGCGTCGTTGGCGATGCGGAGCTTTCGGACTTCCTCCGCCAGCTTGCGGTCCTTCATCGCCCCGCCGACTGCGCGGCTGCCGTACGCTTCGAGCGCTGACTTGGCTTGGTCGAGCGTGTACGCCTTGTGACCTCCGGGGATCGTGCCGGCCGGGGTGACGTTGACCAACGCCTTGCGGAGCGCACCCTTACCGACGCCCAGCTTCTCCGTCAGGTATTGCAGTCCGAAGATGGCGTTACCGTTAACATCGGTGGTTTGATTCATTTTTGGGCCTCATGGAGAGAGGTCGAGGTGGCGCGGTTACCTGTTTCCTGTGATTTGCAAGAGATTCCTTTGAAAATTGTCCCATTGCAAATGCATGGTGACATTGCAAATGCAATGCAAACGCACGACCACATTGCAAATGCACGATCGCACGGTCCCGCATGATTGCAGCGTCTCGCCACATTGATCTTGACTAACTCACACGCAAACCCCTTGTGAATCCCCGCACCGAATGTTGCTGTCATTCCATTGCCTTCATCTTTCGGCTTGCATCCTCCTGTTGCCTCTCAACGTCATCCAAAGCCGTCTGCGCTTCTTCCAGTGCGGTTTTGAGTGCATTACGCGCTTTCAACGCCGCCCAATACGCAACGTCGAGCATGCGTTTCACCTTCTCCATTTGTTCGTAGGTTTTGACCTCGTTAGCGTTTGTTCCGGCCTCATTAATCACCTCGCGCAACTGCTTCTCCCCGTCGTCGTCGATGTGCCACTTCAACTCCCGCAGCCTGTCCACGATTTGATCGATGTTCATTCGCTCCTCCTTCCAGCCTTCCAGGCCTCATACGCCATTTCCCGTAGCCACGCGGTGTCCACGTTTCGAGCCGTTGCCCAGTCCCTCCACCATTGCCCGAACTCCTGGCGCTCGTTGACGGCCTTTTGCACGGCTTCGTTGGCCTTGGCCTCATCGCTCCATATTGCTGCTTGGCTCATTCTGGTCTCTCTTTCTCAATGTACGTTGTCAGGTTTGGAATCAAAACAGACGGTTTCCCTCCAGGTCCGTGAACTTTGGATTGGCTGATAAACTTCCTTCTCGCCCGCTTGAACCATAGCGGAATGGTGTGCTCGTCGCCTGTCCATCTGGCTTTCTGTTGAAAGCAAAACGAGTCTGGCGTTTCAACGTCTTCTTGGGCTGATAGCTCTCCAGTCTCACGCTTCTTTTCCTTGGCCTTGTTTCGCCACACGGAAAGCACGTTGTCGGCTCCGTTGGTAATGTCTCCGGAGCCTGAAATGTCCATCTTCCCGGCTGGGACCGTTTCGTCCTTCTGCTTCCGAGGATGGCAAACAAGGTGAATGTGAATCTGATTCTCTTCCGCAAACGACTTCAGCTCATTCACCACGCTGCGCTGGGCGTCGTAATCATCCACGCCAACATCCAGCTTCATAAGGCTATCCACAACCACCATTCGCACGCCGTACCGAGCAACGCAGTAGGCCATGAGTTCTGTCAGCTTCGTCCGCTGCATGGTTCCAAGGACGTTGAAGATCCACACACGGCCAACCAGTGATTGCAGGACAGCTTCTGCCCGCGGCTTGGTGATTTGGTCCAGCTTCCAAGTCGGATCTCCGCAGAGGCGCACAGCTTGGGCCAGCAACTTCCTTGCAGGCATCTCAAGTGAAGCGATAGCCACAGGCAAACCTGACGCGCCAGCCTCAAGGGCAACTTGGTAAAGGAGCGTGCTCTTGCCGTGTCCGTTAATCCCAGTCCATACAGTCAACTCACCACGGTCTAGCGCGACGCGACCGCCAAGAGTGTCCGGTATGAAAGCCTTTGGCGCGTTCGGGTCGGGGAAAAGCTCATCAAGCACCTGATCCTTTACGTCCATTGGGCTGATGATCTCCGAAGGCTTGAACGTCCCGCAGGTCTCTAAGGCCTTGCGGAAGTAGCTCACATCCTTCCCGGCTTGCAACGCCTCGTTGGCATCCTTGTGTCCCTCAAGCTGGACATCAAAGCACCGATGAACCCCTAAGCGTCTCGCAACCTTTCCAACGGCTTCACGCCCTGGCTTGTCGCTGTCAAAGCTCAGGTAAATCTGATCGAAGCGTTCGAGGTTTGGCCATTCGTACTCGATCCACTTCTCAACGTCCCCGGTTCCATTCGGCACGCTCAACGCATTCCACCCAAGGCTGGCCCACGTCATGGCGTCAATCTGCCCCTCGGTGATGATGCAGTAACGGCTTTCAGGTGGCATGGCCTGCCACCCAAACAGCGACGGCGCGCAACCTTCTTCCTGTCGGATCTTCTTCTTTCCGTCTTCGGTTCTGTCCAATCCAATGTACTTCACGGACACAAGTTCGCCGTCAGGTCCTTTGGATGGAAAAACGATGTCTCGCGCTGCCCCGTAAACGCCAAACCTGTCCACCGTGGCCCGGTTGATTCCCCGCTTCTGCGTCAAATACGCAATGGCTTGATCTTCTGGAATGCCTCGCCCTGCGTCAGAAACCGGCCTAGGAGGCGTTTTTACCGGCTTCCGGTACTTCTTAGCCGGAACGACGTTTTCAGGCTCGTGGATGCCAAGGAACTGTTTGGCGTATTTGATGGCGTCGCCAATGCCGCAACTGCGGGTTTCGCGGATAAGGTCGAGCAGGTCGCCGCGAGCCTCGCCGGCAAAGTCCGCCCAGATCCCAGCGCGCTCCCCACTGACGCGCACCTTGCACGAGTCGCCAGCTTCTCCGCCAACGGATCCGACGCACCACTCGCCGGACCTCAGCTTGCCGTTCGGAAGCAACCATCGGCACACGCTCTCGGTGCGCTCGGCCAGCCGCGACGCGATTTCTCCCGCGGTCAGGGTTTTCATTCGTCGTCCCCTGTTATGGCGGGAGCCTTGGCGCTTCGCATGGCGTCGAGCATCCAGTCGGGTTGCGCGTCTATTGACCCAAGGGTTCCCCAATGCTTTGCAAGCGCGCTGACTGTCAATTCCCACTCGGGATGCGATTTGCGGTAGGCTTCGGATTTCTGGCGCAGAATTTCAGTGGTAACGGCCGGGCAGACTTGCCGGATGTCGGCTAACGCTTTCGACGCTTGAGACCATGCCGCTGGCGTAGTCTGCATTGGATCGCCTCCACAAAGAGCCACCAACGCGTCCAAAGTCTCATTGCGCTTGCGGGTTGATTTTGGGGAATCACCTGAGCCAGACGGAGTCTGGCCGCTCCCTCCTTTCCCTTCCTTCCCTTCCTTCCCTTCCGTCGTCCCGGGTGTTTCCCTTTTGCTTCCCCGTTGTTTCCCCGCTCTAATCTCAACCCCAACGTCAGTGTGTGCGGGGAAATCTGATTCCGTCTCAGCCTCTTTGCCGGTGATTCTCTGGTGCTTCTCAAAACCTGACACCTGCACCACTGGAATTGAATCCTTGAAATACCGAACAACGAATCCAGACTTTGCCAATTCGTCCAAAGCGGCATCGACATCAAAATCGTCGTAAGGAAGCACGGCAGCCTTGATCCTCTTCGGCCTGTCCTCAAGCCTGCCACGAACATCAGCAAGGCACCAAAGCCCAATGAACAGGAGCCGCGTCAAAGGCTTCAATTCCGCCAACTCATCATTCGTCCAGAACGTGGGCTTGATCGTTCGGATTCTCATTCTGCCTCCTTCAGGATTTGCCTGATGACGGCGTGCATTCTGCGACCTGAAACGAGGCGCATTGCCTTAGCGACCGCCAGCTTGAACGTGTACTCGTTTGCATGCCATTCGTCGTGGCATTGCTCGCAAAGCACAACCACGGCTTCCGGCGGGTATTGCCAAGGCTCTTTCTTGGCTGTGTAGAACATGTGGTGGACGTGCAAAAACCCCTTGCTTGAACAGCAATGTTCACACTTCCAGTTTGCCGCTTCCAGCGCGCCCAGTCTGAACTTCTGCCAGCGCGGATCCTTCAACTTGTCTTGGTAGCTCATGAAATGAAGAACCCCACCGCGGCACGGGTGGAAAGGCACGTACCAAGGGCGCGCCGTTTCCGTGTCGGGTGGGGTAAAAATGTCTTTTTCATGTCTTGGTATTCTTTGGTCAACGCTCGGTTTCCACGCCTCGCGTCAACATTCAGGCTCCTACATTACAGGACTGGACGTGCAAGGTGTTTCAGGCTCCGTAGAGAAGTTGCGGTCCTTCCCTGGCTTCTCCTCCCGACACTTCGAGCAAAGGAACTGCCGGCCGTTGAAATGGACCTTCCGCAGGGCGTGCAGGTCGTTGCACAGGTCGCACCGTTCTAGGGCGGATAGGGGAATGAAGCTCACGGTTGCACCTCCACCAATCGGTACCTGCTCACCCGCTTCCCGTCCGCTCTGCGCTCCACCTTGTTCTCGATGACGTGCCCGGCCTTCCGGAGTTCCGCGATGCGGCTGTGGACGGCGTAGCCTTTGGACGCTTCGACAAGATCCGGCATGGACACCCACTTGCCACGGAGTGCGATGAGGATCTCGAGGATCACCGAGGACTGGGATGGGTTGGAGTTCACAAAAGCGCCTCCTGCTTGGGTTGCGGTTGGGGTTCAAATTGAAGAGTTGGCTGCGCCAGTTCACGCCTCACGCGTTCCACGGCGGTACGGTAGTGCGTCGGGTCAATCTCTATGCCGATGGCCCTGCGGCCTGTCCTGATGGCGGCGATGAGGGTTGTGCCGCTGCCCATGTATGGGTCGAGGATTAGCGCGCCAACGGGCACGCAAGCCTGCTCTATGCACCAACCCATCAATGGCGTCGGCTTCTGACTTGGGTGAACCCTTCCTCCGTCTTTGTCTCCTTGCTGGCAAATACCCTTCCACAGGTAACGGAAGATTCGGGCGGCTCCGGTCCTGTTCTGCCAAGCAACCTCTACGTCGGAGAAGTTGTCGAAGGACTCCATTCCGGCCAGCTTGTCCCACACCAACCATCTGCCACGCGGGAGGCGGCTTGCGAAGTGGTCGGCTCCAAACATGATGACGGACCTAAACCCAAGCCATGCGGACGGGTCGAAAGGCGAGTCGTCTCCGTGAATCGGTTTCAGGTTTCGCCTGTTGTGACCACCTTTCCCTCCTCCGCTGTGGACGTATCCAATCCCATACGGTGGATCCGTAATCACCGCGTCCACGCCTTCCAGCGTCGGCGCGATCTTGAGGCAGTCGCCAAGGATGAGGCGCACGGGGCCAAGGGTGATGTCTTCGTGGATCATACTGCACCTCCTTCAAACCCCATGCTCCTCCTAATCCACCTGACGGAACCGCGACTCCTCCCAAGGAACTTCGCCACCTCCGTCACCGTTGCCCCTGCCCGAAACAGCCTTCCAGCCTTGCGCTTCTCGGCGTAGGGAATCTTCCGCAGCATCGCCTTTGGCGCGTTGCGGATGTAATAGCGCACGCTGCGCTCGTGATGTCCGACCATAACTGCAATCACGTCAGGCTTGTGGCCTTCGCGTGCAAGCTGGCGAATCTTGGCGATTGTTTCATCCGTCAGCCTGACGCCTTGCTTGCCGCGTTTCGCGACAGGTTCTGGCTTGCGGATGAACTGCGCGAGGTATTCGCGGGACGGGAGGTCTTCGGTTTGGATTGTCACGCCGCCCTCCTCTCTCCGCTGTACCATATCCCAGCGCCCTTTTTGCGTAGCGACTGCACCAATCTAGGACCGCCTCCGTTCAGCATCTCCGCCTTGAACGCGGCCTCTTCCAAGTCCAAGCGTCTCACGGGTCCCGGCTTGCTGTTCTCGCCTGCGCGGCTTCGGTTGCGCTGCCGGTTGCCGAGTTCCTGGCCGATAATGCGGGACGTGTGGTGTGGCTTCAGGTCCAGCTTCTCGGCAATGTCTTTCACGCGATGGCCCGCTTTCGCGAGGCGTGCGGCTTCCTTGCGGATGTCGTCTGGTGTTCTGGGTCTCATAGGTCATTTCACGTAAGCTGAAAACTCCTTGATCCTTGCCTTCACTGTTTCATCAAGAACCCGTGAAGCCTCTCGATAAGCAGCCCACTTTCCTCCATCTTTTGAGATCGTTATGTTTGATCTTGGAACAATCACCCACGGGATCCAGTAAGTTTCCCCGGTGTCTAATTGGTGAAGCGCAATGATGTCAGCCTGCGGAATCTTGCCGATTCTGTAAAACCACCCAGAACACGGGCCGTAGGTTGCAAACTTAGCCGCCTTGACATCCACGCGCACAACCTCCGAAACAAGCAGGTCAAATGGTGATTTCACATCCATAGACCTTGTGACCACATGGCCCATGGCTTTGATCTTTTCGCACACCATGCGCTCTCCATCCCATCCCGTGTCTGAATCCGAATGCTCACGCGAAAGCCCCAGCCTTTCAGCCCACAAAACAAAGCCTCCTGTTCTGGAAATCTGAACAGACAAACCGTGTTGCCCGGTTTCCTTAAGGAAGGTCACGGTTGGCATTTTGCCGGTTGTCCGATAGTTCTGCATGATGTGATCGGCAATCATCGCATCATTCCATTTTGTTCTTTTCACGGCTGTTTTCTTAGACTCTAAAACGATTTGGTGCAATGTTTCGTTTTAGAAAGGAATGTCTGAATCTGGGTCCTTCGGTTGAGCCTCACCCGCCGCAGCCTCCGGTTGCACCTGCGGCTTCTGCGCTCGCGGAGCCGGCGCGGCCTGCGAGTCCTCCCGTTTTCCGCCCGCGAACTCCCAGTCCGTCACCTCCACGCGGGTCTTGCTCTGCTTCTTCCTGGTCTCCTTGTCCTCCCAAGACTCCTGCGCGAGTTCGCCGCGGACGAGTGCCTTGCCACCCTTGCGGTGGAACTGCGCGAATGCCTCGCCGCGCTTGCCCCATATGTAGCAGCCGATGAAGCTGACCTTTTCCTTTTCCTCGCCGGACTCGGTGCGCCAGCGCTTGTTGATGGCGATGCTGAACTCGCAGATGGATTGGCCTTTGGGCGTGTAGCGAAGCTCCGGGTCCGCCGTCAGATTGCCGTGTAGGATGACGACGTTCACGCTTCCACCTCCACTCCGCAGGGGAGCCATGTTTTGCCGTTGTCGAGGGAGTGTTCGCGATACTTAAGCAAATCGCAAAACGGGTAAATCCCTCTGTCTCCGCCTTGGAAAACCCCGGATGAAACTCTGCCTATAATCATCACGACATCCCCTTTGATCTTCGGACGCGTCAACGCCCCCACCGGCACCTCCTCCGGAGTCCAAGGGCGGTAACGCTTCGCAGGCGATTCGGGGGCCAGGCGGAAGCGAAAAAATCTTACGTTGTCACCGCTGAAAACGCTTGGCTGCCACCTGCCCTCTTCGCGTCCCGGTTGCTGTATCACGCCCCATTCGTCACGCGGCCCAGCAGCCTCCACCCTTTTCCCCTGCGCCCAAGCGAGCGCAGCCTCTTGCAATGTCAGTTCATTCATACGGTTTTCGTGTATCGGTTCTTCTTCCAAATTGACGGCGCGCACGTGTTGCCGCGCTTCAGAATCTCGGTGGATCGCTTGCGGATGTGCTCGCGCTCCTTGTTGGTAAATGCAGGCAGGTTGAACTCCATCGGTTGCATTGGTTTCATTCGATGTCTTCGGTGATTGTGATTTCGCAGCCTGTCATCCCATACCCAAGGCCGGCGTACCGCTTCCGGATCCGCCCATCGGTGACCTGTGAATCGTCAGCCCACACCCCGGACGCGGTGATTGCGTCGCACACCGCTTTGTCCAGGTTGTCCCTATCCGGCTTCCCGGTCGGCCTCGTCGGCGCGGATGCCTTCAGCTTGTCCGCGTTTTTCCCGCTCCCGAAATGACCCTTGGGACGCGGTAGGTAGAACGTCAGGTCACACCGTAGCGGGACGCCTGCAGGGAATGCGCCGCCGTCCTTCATGACAGCCCGCAAGGCGTGGATTACGCATGCCTTCCACTCGTTGCTAGTGCCGGGGCTATACATGCGGGCCTTGCCCTTGATTGCCACTGCACGGGGGCGGGGTTGGGCTACAGGGAGCCCGGGGACGAATATGGTGAGGGATTTCATCTTCCAAAGTGATCTGGTTCAAAATGACGGTGTTCGCGCCTCCTATTGATCTCATCGTCAACGGCGAGGTCTTCCGAGAACTCGCGGACGCGTCGCTTGCACTCGTCGGACTGCTCGACGCCGACGCCCTCGGTCCACGTTGACAGGCAATCGAAGTCCCGAAAGGTGGCTGTCTCGGTGA